TGGAAGCGTGCCCGAAACTTCTGTGGTGAGTGAAACCGTGCTCGCGGTCGTCAGCGCATCTGTGCCACCAGTTGACTTAACGATACCAGCGGTGAAGGTTGCAGCGCCAGTACCGCCACGAGCAACACCAAGTGTGCCGCTTGTCAGCTTATCGGTGCTGTGATTTGGAAGATCAGATGCAACAAGCGAGCGGAACGATGGGGCAAGAGGTCCACCGGTTGATGGACCAGCAAAGACTAGATTATCGGCAACGGTGCTTGCACCGGTACCGCCATTTGCAATCGCCAGCGTCCCAGTAACCGTGTCGGTGTTGAGCTCAACGGAGCCAGCAGCCATCTTTCCAGACGTGACGCCATTGTCCTTGATTTCCAACTGGTTACTGCCGTTAACACCAACGGAAGAGTTGTCAAACTTAACATCAAACTCAGACCCAGTGAGCGACAGCGCATCGCCAGCAGTGAATGTTCCACCGCCGGAGAACTGCGTGAAAGTAAGTGCGGTCGTGCCGATAGTGATTGTTCCTGTAGTGGTGAGGACCCAACCAGTTCCGCCATTGGCAGTACCGTACTCAACGAAAGTGAATGCGCCAGTATCAACTGCTGGCGTTCCGTCAAAGTCATCAGCTCGTGACCAGGTGCTTTCTGCGGCAACGTAGATACCGTTTGCAGATGCAGTGCTCTGGTTCTTTACGAGGACGCGCTGGCCGACCTCAACAGTGTGCCCGTCAATCGTGAGCAAGCCGCTAAGCGATGCAAGGTTTGCAGTCGTCGCAACATGCACAGATTCCTTGACATCAAGACCCTGCGCTACTGAGTCAACATATCCCTTGGTCGCTGCATCGGTGGAGTTTGTAGTTGTTCCACTGAGTGTGACCATGCGCGCATCAATGTCTCGAGCAGCAAAGTCGCCATCTGCATCTCGCTTGACAAGCGTGCTGGCGGTGTTGTTGTCAGTTGCGTTGTTGACAAGCGTGTAGTGCGCAGCGGACATTGAGCCCGGATTGCTTGCATCTGCAGCAGAAATGCTAATCGTGGCAACGCCAGCAGAGACGCTAACGCTGATTGGCGCAGTTCCCTGAAGACCGTCAATTGACCCAACAGACTCCCATGCGGAGCCGTTGTAAACCATGATCCCAATCGGACCATCGTTGATGTCTGAGTTGTAGTAAATCTGACCCGTGACAGGCGAAGACGGGGCGGTCGCAAGGACCTGGATGGCGGCATTGCGCAGCTCATTCTTCTGTAGGTCTAGGAAGCTGCTAAGCGTTAGACTCGTCAGGACCTTCACGGGCGTCTCCTCAGTTTAGGTGGGCGTACCCGCCAAAGGCGGATACAAATGTGATCGTAATCTGATTATCCGAGTTATACAAGACCTCGCCGATCTGTACATTTCCGCCGCTATCTACAACCGTAACCGAGGGCTTACAGCCAAGATTGTGGTTAATGACCCATGTGCTGGCTGGGGCGTTCTGACTGTGGGTAAAGGTCCCGTGCGGCGAAGAGACGGTTCCTGTCGTGACCAACAGGTTTGCCGCGGCCTCGGTAACGGTTACGTTCCGATTAACCTGCGTGACTGTTACCTGGCTCAACGGGTAACCTCCTGCTCAATCGTGAACTTTCCGCTCAGCAACTTAGTAACAACACCGCCTGGGCTTTGAATTTCTAGGTCGTAAACGTAGGCACCAGCCCTAACCGCCGAAAGAGCGGAAGCTAGGATGGAGATGGCTATCGTTCCTGCCGCGCCGCCAGTCGTCAGCCCGCTTGAGCTTGCAAGCGTGAGTGATGGAACTGCCGCCCCAGCATAGGTTCTGACCTGCATGCTGGCGGTATACCCAGTCAGGTTTACCGGATCTCCGTTGTCGTCCTCATAGGTGACAACCGATCCATATGTTGAGCCCTGCTCGGTTGCAATGTCATAGGTGGAAAGTGCCATGCCTAGATTATAGCCTGAGTAAACCGCCTACTCTATGGGCTTATTTTCTACGGGAACCCTCGAGGGGGAGGGGGCTTATTGGGCGCAGTGGACACGATATATCCCAGCATCTGGCAGTGATATCATCCACTCTCTTCCCTACGCAGGAATAGCAAAACTTTGCCACTAGCTTACGGTGCTGATATAGGGCGCCTAAATCCTCAGTTGAGAGCACGCTGTTGATGGCGTGTATTCGTGCCCAGGCAATGTCGTCTTCTGTTGGTATAACACCGCCATAAAAACGCTCCTTTGCCCAGTATGGCTTCCTGCTTCTTGCCTTACCAGCAGCAACAAACACCGCATTTAAACTGACCCCAGCCTGGCTAGCCCAAGCCATGCAGGCTTCTTGAAAACGCTTGGTTTCTGGTCGCTCATGTTTTCTTGGCCATTTAGATCTTGGCATGAGCGGATTGTAGGCGATGCGCAAATTTCTTGCAACTTGCCGTCAAGGGCAGATTATGTGGTATAGTCAGCGCATGGCACAAATTGGAAGGCGCACCAAAGATGCGCAGGCACAACTTGAAAAAGACATTAACACCCTGCATTTTAGCGGGGCAAGCGCCAGTGAGATCGCACTCAGGCTTGACCTAAAACCAGACACAGTCAAGAAATATATTGCAAAAATGCGCAAGCAGGCTCTTGAGGATGCGATTGGGCCCGTTGAAAGCAAGATTGAACTCATTGAGCGTGCAAATAGGGTTGCGAAAGCAGCTGCTGGCGGTCATGCCTCCGCAAGAGAGAACTCTTACAGTGGTCAGGTGGCATTTCTCAAGCTTCAACTTGAGGTCATAGATCGCCTTGCCAAACTAACCGGGGCATACGAAGCTTCTAAAGTTGAGCTCACCGGGCCCAATGGCGGTGCACTTCAGATGCAGTTGGTTGATCACGCCATTGATGCGCTCAGCGCCGACGATCTTGCAAAACGCCTTAGGAATTGGGCTGACGCGCTAGAGGAGGGAACCGATGGACAGCAAGCAGTACCGACTGTGGCTGAGGGAACAAGCGAAAACGTCTGACGCCGCCTTTGCGGAATACGTCAGCAATCTTGTATTTCCAAAGCATCTCAGGGAGATGGAGCGCTTCTTAGACAAGAATGATCGCGCACTTGTGCTCATGCCACGCGGCCATGCCAAAACCACTCAACTTATCCATCGAGTTGCCCGACTCATTGGTGTCAGCCAAGGAAAAATCCGCGTTGGGATTCTTACCTCTGTTCTGTCTGACGCCCTTGCCCGCTCGCGTGCAATCAAGGCGATTATTGAATCTCCGCACTTTGCCGAGATTTTTGAGTGGGCAAGAGACGGGGTTGTTGGTCCTAAATGGACAGATGAAGTCTGGACCATTAAGGGTGCCAACATGGGAAAAGATGCAACCTGCTTTGCTGATGGACTTGGGTCAATCAAGCCAGGAGCCCGTCTGGATATCTTGATTGGCGACGACATGGTTGGCATGAAGGAAAACGCCACTGCCGTGCAGCGCCAGAAAGCGCAAGACACCTACTGGCAGGTTGTTGACCCAATGCTTGTGCCGGGAGCCAAACGCTGGTATATCGGAACCCGTTGGCACGAAGACGATTTTTATAACGACCTTAAGGAGAAGGGCACACCCGTCATGCTCAGGCGGGCGGTTGAGGGCGATCAGATTCTCTGGCCAGAGATGTATACCGTTGCAGATATGGACAAGAAGCGAGAAGAGCTCGGAAGTCCTATTTTCATGCTGCAGTTCCAGAACGACGTCACCTCAATGGGCGGGAACATCTTTAGGTACGACAGGTTCAAGCAAACCGACAGCGTCCCGTCTGGGGCTCGGAGGGTTGGAATTGACCTTGCATCCTCTGCATCTGAGCGAAGTGACTACACGTCATGTGTGGAGGTTGTGGAAGATTCCGATCACAACCTTTATGTTATTGGCGCGTGGAAAGCGCGGCTAGTAGAGGGTCACCGAGACTGGATCACTGGAGTTACTCGGGACGGAGATCTTGTTGCAGATGACGGACCGAAGCTCCTTTGGCCGCAGTACCTAATCCCACACTCGCCAGAGATGACGGAGAGCGCACGACCGCTAGAGTCAGTGAACATTGAAGCGGTCCAGCACCAAAGCACGTTCGTTCGCGAAATTCTTGGCACAACCAACCTTCCCGCCAGACCAGTCCGGCCAGACAAGGACAAGGTTACTCGTGCTAGGGCTCTTGCTGCGCGATACGAGGCTGGAAAGGTTTTCCATCTCAAGGGAGCACCTGGGATCAAGGACCTAGAGGCGGAGATGGCGGCGTTTCCAAACGGGGAGCACGACGACCTTGTTGACGCGTTGGTCTACGCTGCGGACCTAAGCGGAAGCACCTTCTACTTTACGGCAGCGAAGAGCGGTAGTAGGTTTTAGTCGCCTAAAAATAAAGAGTAGGCAGACTTGCCGTTTAGCCGAGCATCAATAAGGTATGGTCTCGCCGCTTGCTGCATCATTAAATCAGCAGCCTCTTTTGTGGTCATATTGTTTTTACTGGCAATAAGTGCTATCGCGCCGCTCACAAGAGCAGTTGACATGCTTGTTCCGCTCCACTGCACCCTTGCACCGCTCTTGTCTATCCCGTCTATCGCACTTCCTGGAGCCCAAATATCAACACAGCTTCCATAATTTGAAAAAATTGCCCTAAGGTTGTTCCTGTCGTATCCCGCTACGGTTATTGCGCCCGGAACCCTTGCTGGGGATCGGTTGCATGCATCTGATGATTCGTTTCCGGCGGCAACAACGACTGGCATTATGTCAGATAGCCCAGCAACTGCTGTGTCAACGTTTTCTTTTAATGGTCCACCAAGGCTCATATTGACAACCGAAGAATCGGGGTTTGCGTTTTCCGATACCCAATTAACGGCGGCGATGACATCTTGGGCTGTGCCTGCACCCTCACAGTCAAGCGCTTTTACACTTACGACATCGGATGATGGGGCAACGCCATACTCGTCCCCAGCGGCCATGCTTGCAACCACCGTTCCGTGACCGTTGCAGTCATCAATGCCTACACCAGTGTCAATTACATAAATAGTTATACCCTCTCCAGCCCCTTGGGTTGGTAGCACAGATCCATCAAGCCTCCAGTGAACCTGATTAATTCTGTCTAGCGCCCAGTTTTCCTTATATCCTTGCTTCCATGTTTTTACCGCCCTAAATGATTTTTTTTTAGCCGCGTTTACTTCTTGCGCAAATCCTAAAGATCCGCCAAATATGAATATGGCGGCTAGTGCTAGCCGAATTACTTTTGATCCCATTTCTTAATAACCTTCACCTTTCTGCACTTATGGCACGTTGCTTTTTTATATTTCGGATCAATCGTAGCCGGATAGCCATCCATTACCTTGTCGTCAATCTTGGTTTCGCACTGCGTGCAGTGCCAGCCGTCCAGCGGTCTCCCGCGGTTGTCAACGACTAGATTCTTGGCGTCCGCCATCTGATTGCTCCTTTTCATACTCTTCCACGATCTCAAGAGCTCTCTTGAGACCTGCAATATATGCCAGCCTAGAGAAAAGTTCAACCTTCCCTCGTTGGCTAATGCCAATCCCCCTTAAAACTGGAGTTGTGTCCCCCGAGACAGCATGCTCAACCAACTTCCGGAGTCGGTCGGATGCGCTCACTTGATGCCCCTGCGGTTAATCCAGCCAACGGATGATGTCAATAGTTCATTCAAGTCAAGCGATGAGATCACCACATCGTGCCGCATGCCATCAATGATCATTTCCATGTCGCTCTCGTAGTATGGGTCGCCAGCCCGTGGCTCCGATAGCGTGATCTTGCAGCCGTGCACACCGACAATCGCAGATGCGACCTCCATCATTTCCACGGCAATGGCTTTAAGCTCGTCTCCGCCGATGAGCGGGATTGAATTGGTGTTGCTCATGGCAAAAGATTTTGCCAGCCATGCCCCAGTTATTCGGTTGGCTGCGGGAGTCGGTTTGCGATATCGGTCAGAAAACCAATCCAGAACGTCGCTGTTCCTACGGCGTCGTCTGCCGTTGGGGCCAATCCGCTTTTTACGACCGTGTTTGTGACTTGATCCCATATCGCCCATCGGTAACCTATCCCTTCTTCTGCTCGCTCGAGTTTCCAGACTTCATACCGCGCTGTGCTTCCCATCGGTTATACCCAATCGCCTCCATTGCTAATAGGATTCCATCCCGGAGACCACGATGATATTCATCGTCGCCCTCTCGTGCTTGTGCCCAAGCTGTTGCTGAATGCAACGCGCGCATTCCCTCTCGGATCGCGTCAATGCGAGCCTCTTTCCTTGCGGCTTTCAAAGCCTCAATGAACTGAGGATTCACTTCTTTGGACGCTCTGGCAGGTCGCGCTCCATTGGCGCCCCCCACAGACCACGCTGCAGCGCAACGGCAATGAGCGCGTAGTTCGCGATGTCCAGCAACGTGTCTGCAAGAGACTCGTATGTGCTTTCATCCAGCGGGTCAAGAATGACCTGCCCGTCAACGATCTTGCCCTGCATAAACTTGCGCGCCCGGGCAATCTTGTCGTTGCCAATTCGGCTAATTACTCCGTGCAGTCCAAGCTGCTCAATATTGGAGTCGCCGTAGCGTGACTGCTTCTCGCACAGAAGTTCAAACGCTTCGTTGTAAATCTTTGCGAACGTCTTTTCAAACGTCTGCTCGTCGTCCTTGTAAATCAGATGCTCCGTAGGCTTCATAAAGCCCCCCTTTCTATGGGCATCCTAGAGCGTTTCGGTCAGCGTGTCAAAAGCGCCCTCTTGATCCCCTCTTCTAGGGTGATTCTTGGCTGGTACACCTGGAAACTCATTACTGGGTCGGATACCCTCCAGAAAACCCCAACTGGCTTTTCTGGGTATGTAACAATTTCTGGCTTATACCCAACTTCGCTACATACAAGATCTGCAAGAGCAAGGAACGATGTCGGTCGCCCGGTTCCGATGTTCAGCGGGTCACGATAGTCCTGATCAATTGCTGCGTTAACGGTTGCGACAATGTCATCAATATGCACAAAGTCCCGCGTCTGGTGCCCATCTCCCCATACCTCAAACGGGTCTGCGCGTCGCTTTGCCCGCTCAATGAATGAAGGGAATGGGTAGTCCAGTGCTTGGTCCTCACCGTATCCAGAGAATGGTCGGAAGACATGTGTCCTTACCCCCTCTGCAGCGGCAAACTGTGCAAGGTATTCCCCTGTCAACTTGGACCACCCGTACGTAAAGTCTGGGCTGCGAATGTCATTGAGGTTGATCATGTGCTCTGAGAGTGACACGTGGTTCTCCCGCGTTTGCAGCTCAATCGGATATGCGGCGGAAGATGAAAAGTACACGACCCTTGGCTGCTTTGTCCTTATTGCCCATTGCCACATCTCTGCGTCAATCGAGAGGTCAACGGCGACCGAGAGTGGGTCTCCTTCAATCTTTGCCCGCCCGCCAACGACGGCGGCAAGGTGAATCACAAGGTCCCATTGAATGTCGTCCTTGCGGAAGAAGTCCCTTGCCTCTCGAGGGGTATCTGCGGTGATATCTACGCCAAACACCTCGTGGCCCTTTTCACGGTAGAAGTTAGTGAAGTGGCGACCAACAAATCCCCTGTGTCCAGTAATGAGTATCTTCATGCTCGCAAGACCAGCATTGCGTCGGCTTCCATTTGTGTCTTCTGGTAATCCTCGTATGCAAGACGGTCTTTTTCGTATACATGAGCCGCATTGACTTCCTGATACTGCAGATCATTTACTGCCTTACCAGCTAGGTAGTGCATATGCTCTATGACGACATCCGGTCTGTATTGAAGGTTTCCGATCTTCACACCAAAATCCCTCCAGAAGTTGTCCATATACATGTGGACGAGGACGGGTGGAACCATGTACCCAATTCGTCGGACAATCTCTGCTGACATCGTGACCGCGGTTGGAAGGTTTGCGCCCTGAAGGAGATCGTCACCGTATGAGACGCCTGGGCGTTCGCCAATAGCCTCGCAAAGCATTCGGTCCCAGCCCTTAGTGCGCGGACGATGGTCATCACCCATGAACGACAGGAATTCGTACTTGTCAGCATTCTGC